TAACAGTAGGAATAAAAGCAGTGCCCGCCGTAGCCTTATCTCCGCCTCCTGTAGTATCACCTGTAGTAGCTGTTCCTGTTGACGTGAAACTATACTCGTTAGCATCTACTACTGTTATTGCATAGCCACCTGATGATTCAAGCACGGTGGTAGAAACACCATCTACGGCCTCTGTGTTTCTGAATCTAACTGTGTCTCCAGTAGTTCTACCGTGTTTGAACTCTGTAACCGATATTACCGTGTTCGCACCAGCAGCTCCTGTTCTAAATGGATTTAAAGGCAGTAAAGTTTGTTCTGGTCCCACTGTACACTCAACTCCACCGCCTCTTGTTCCTGTTACCGCTGTTCCAGACGTTGCTGTAAACGTGTAAGTATTGTTGTTATAGTTCAGAATATCGGTGGTAGTGTTAACTGCGACTGTAATTGTGTATCCATCGGGATCTTCAATTACACTGCTAGTAAATCCATCAAAGGCATCAACGTTTCTAAACCTGACTGTGTCTCCTGAACTTCTGCCGTGGTTATCTTCAAACACTGTTATTTCTGCACTACCTTGAATAGTTAGAAATGGATTGTTTGTTAAAAGAACCTGAGACGCAGGTTCTGTCCTGTCTGGTCTTGGGTTCAATAATGCTTGAGGATCCGCTCCTACAGGGGGAGCTTCTAGCTGTGGTTGCTTAGGATCAAAGCATTCTGGGCAGGTTTTAAATCCGTCCCATTGTTCTTGTAATCGATGTAAACGATACCTTTGTCCGCAGGTATCGCAGATTCCGTAAGCTCTTCTACCTGATGCAAATGCCATATCATATTATAAGTCTAGGAGGTAAGAACTTAGAGCTAACAGAATCTATGTCCTCACTAGCTGCTCTGTCCCATTCTTCATCGTAAACTGATTTCAATAATTGAATCCTCTCTGGAGCTCTTTTCATCGCTATGTAATAAGCAAGCCCTGCCGTTAGACAAGGCAAAAATCTAAACACCACTTCCATATTGTTTGTGTAGTCGCCTGCATCTTGCATTCTTGTAAGTGCATAATATTTGATTACATCAGTAGAATTTTCTGGTGTAGGGTATAGATAAATCTTTGGTGTTATGTGTCTTTCTAAAAAGAATTGAGTAGGCCTAGCTTGATCTGTTTTGTTAGGTGTATAAAGGTAGTCAGACCTACTCAGTCTAGACATTTGAAAATCTGTGTTATCACGAGTAATAACAGCAGAAGTTATATCTATAATATCTGTTCCTAAACTTACCTCATTAGTTCCTTTAGTCACAGTAAAACTGTGCTCAGCAATAAGCCATTGATTTAATCCTCTATTTGCCCACTCAGCGATCATAATATTTAGTGAGCGTCTTGCTGTTTCTAGGTCATATCCTGTACGCAACTCAAGACCGCATCTTTCGTATGCCTCTTCTATGAGTTCATCGACACTGAGATCAAATGAAGTTGTGCTGGAAGTCGTCATTATTTTTTCTTCTTAGAGTTTTTAATAGAACGTTCTATTTGAGCTGCTTGTTTAGCATGTAGCCTAGACGCGCCTTTTAACTCTTTTATAAGTTTTCTTTTTTGTGCAATTGTTAAATCCGCCATTAGTCTTCCTCCTCTGCGTATAGGTTATCAAATATTCTATTAACATCCAACGTATAATCTAAATCGGACTTAGAATAATGTATGTGAGCTGACGGTTTAAAATCAGGGGCTCCTTGTCCTGTTTCAAACCAAGCTGGATGTGTAACTCTGACACGGTTATTTGGTAAGGCAACTATGTTACCTGTCCACGGCCCCGCATCTAATAATTCCATAACATGACTTTGTTTGTGTTGTGCAGGATCGTCTGCAATTTCGTTCTCTGCGTAATCTACTGTAAACAAATATTTAGCTGGGTACATTTCGCCACCTATTTTAGCTAACCAAGGACATGGTGTTGCCCTGTCTATAACGTAAACTGCATGATTGTGAGAAGAACAGTCCCAAGGCTGAGCATCGTGTACAGCCATAGGTTCTGGCCATTCAGTAAACGGTGTATCTCCTACTAATGCAGTAATAGGCATTCTTGCCCACATCGCACCACCGTACACGTTTTCCATTCCTTGTTCTTCCTGTTCTTCGGAAGGAACACCTGTAAAAATAATTTGAAAACTAAGACATCTACAAGGCATTGTAGTGACACCCACGGCCATGGCGTGTAAAAACTCGCCATGAAACCGTTCGTGGTTGTGGGTGTACTCTTTCCTTACCCAACACTTAAAGTGGGGTATGTTGCTATGTAAATAGGCCACTTAGGGCTTTCCGCCTTTTTTCCCGCCTTTTTTATTACCTTTGGTATTCATAGCGATTACACCGCCCATTCTATAACCTTTGGTGGTTACACCGCCTTTTTTATAGCCTTTGGTAGTCATGCCACCTTTTTTATAACCTTTGGTGGTCATACCGCCAGTTTTCATACCTTTGGACTTCATTTTACCGCCTTGAGCGTAACCTTTAGTCTTTTTAAACATATCTAATCCTTAATTGTAATATGCAACGAAAAAGTCGCAGTTAGTCAAAGCTACATAAGCTCCTTCTGTAAAACGACAGCCCATGCCTGGTATGTAGTGATCGAAAGATTCGTTCGCTGCAGAACCAAACTTAAACTGAGCTATTATTCTAGTGCCACTTGCGCTAGAACCATCATATATGATGATCTGTGCGTCAGCATCGCTAGATTGAGCTTGTACAGACTGTATCCTTAGTGAGCCTAAATTAGTAGCAGTTCCAGCTCCCGATGCTCCAATAAAACCTTGAAGCCTCCCTGAGCTAGTTAAAGGAACGGATGCTTTTACATCTGAACTCATATTAGTCTCCTATTAAGCGTCAGCAAATGGTGTTACTAAAGTTCCTGAACCTAAGATAATACCTTCAACTGCATATTTTGCAGAAGCCATTGCAGTAACTTTTACGATACTACCAGCGAGTCCACCTTTAGTTGATCCATTCATAGTGATTACGTCATTAGACGCGCCAGATATGAAAGTTTTACCTGTGGCATTGTTAACACCTGTATAAAGGCCTCCAACAAACTTATCTGTTCCATCTGTTTTAATATCCATATCGGTAGCAGCTGTTTCTACTACAAAGAAAAAACTTGCACCTATGTTATTAAGTTGGTTTGGATCAGTAGAGTCACTTGGAGTGGTAGCTACGATTGAAGGTAAAGTAAATTTACCATCTGCATCATTGCAAGTAAGTATCTTACCTGCGTGTGCTGCTACTGTAAGTGAAGTATCGGCTGTTAAGCTAACAAAAGCTGAACTACCTGCTGATATAAATCCAGCCAAAGATTTGACTGGTCCTGAAAATGTTGATTTAGCCATATTTTTCTCCTAACTAAATGTGTTACACCATCTTGGAGTGAGTCTGCCGAGTCAGTTGGTATAACAAATTATCTCGGTATGAGATTATCGTATCAGAAAAAAATAGAAATGTGTAGA